ATTGGACTTTGGTCCCCCAATGGGGTAACCAATTGATGTTTTAGTGACCATCGCGTCTACGAAGCGTTTCCCTTCAATACCAGAAATGGTTTCCTGATGTGTAAGGGGTTTTAATTCTGCAGAATAAAATTTCTTCTCTGCGTCAAATACCTCTTTCAGACCACCAAGGTAATCTTCAATAGCATTATCAACACTAGTCTGGTCAAAGCCAATTGAGGGTTTAGAACACACCTCTAGTGACTCATACCATGGACGCCAAGCGCGTTGGTCGATCTTTCCATCATCCCTCTCAACTGGTGAGATGAATTGTGGAGGACCGTATTCATTAGCAACGCCTGTCACCAGCTCTACCGTAGCAGAAATAGGTGTGTCTATGACTGAAGATCTGGTTGTTGATCTTCCAGAAACTGAGCCATATGCAATTAGTGCTGGCTCTCCTGAGATATAATTTGTGGGGCACTTAAAATGGATGTCCCCACTTTTGGCATACTCAACTCCGAGCATAGAGTCACTAAGATCCTTTGCCTGTGGCGCAGGAATAAATGATGGACTCATCTTCTCGAGCTCATGAATAGCCGCTTCGATTTGTGGCGCTGTGATAGCAAATCCACATCCTTTATTAGCCTGTCACACCTCCAATATGGAAGCCTATGATCTTCTTCTCTAAAGAATCAGATACGATGGGTGACATACACATCCCTTCGAAAGTTTCCGTGTCTTTGAGGTCATAAAATGCCCCTGGAAATGTTTCAGCTCCATTGTAAACACCATTCGTGTGGTGCCACCAGGTTGATGCAGTAAACTGCTCCAAATCTGCTGTCATGCCATGTAAAGTTGCCATAATTGGATGTCTTACATAATCATTTTCAAAATGTTTGAGCATGTCTTTGGATGGGTGTGCATTGTGCACATATATCATTGCTGAGTCTGTATTTGGTAGTCTGTAAACTTTTTTAGGGTCTAACAAACTCCTTTCAGTTCCACCAGCATAAGTGATAGCGATCTCATCTGTTTCCGTAGGCAGTAAATGTCCTGGAATCAAATAGAATTTAGATCGTACACAAAAGGCACCACTATAGTGGCCCCCAATATCAACAATGTGTTGTGCTGATTTAAGCGAGTTGGAGGCGAAGCGTTGATTGACAAAGCTTCCCTTATGAGATAAAGGTGTGACTTCTGG